CTTCTTCTGTACTTGCATTACTTTGTATTGCCATATTTATTGTTTTTTAATTGTTATTATAATTCGAACGTATCATCGTCCATTTCTAGTTCTTCTTCGTCGTCTGTGTTTTGTGCAGATTTTAATAAAGTTTCCTCTGGAGTTTCATATTCAGTAGGACTAAGCATTTCTACGACAGCTTTTTCTGCTTCTGCTAATGCTTCTTGAGCTTGTGTAGCTGAATCTATAGCGTCATCTATAGCATCTTCTAAAGTTACTTGATTAGGATCTACAGTAACTTCTTCTTCTGTAGTTGTAGTTATATCATCTACAAAGCTAAAAGATAAAGCTTTCTTTCTACTAGGTCTTCTACCTTTAAGAAATGGATGTTTAAACATTTCATCTACTTCCCATGGTTTAATACCATATTTAATAGCCATTTCTGACTTACTTATACCGTCTTTAAGATCTTGGTCGATCATAGAAACAGTAATCTTTTCAGGTGTTTCACCTGGCGTTACATTTGTTTTCATTTCAATCATTTTTAATTTGTTTAATTAATCTATATATATTTCTGACCATTTCATAGGCATGGTCTTACCCTTTAAGTGTGCACAACGTGAACCTGCAGTTATATCATCAAGAGAATCAAAACTAACCATAGTTTCTTCTCCTTCTCTGTAAATGTAACCAACAGCATCTGCGTTAGCGCATGTAATTTGTTTTATTTTACCTGTAAGGTCAAGGTCTTTAACTGCAACTTCTTTACCTTTCTTTTCTAGCATTTTATCTTTTAAGTGTCCTACTAGAATAATTTTGTCAGCAAGTAGATTTAATCTATCTATCCACTTTTTGTAAGCCATCCGCAAATATAAATAACCTGCGCCATTTGGCAATGATAAAATTGACATTCCTGGATTTTTTGTTTCAAAGTTTTTACCCATAGGAGTTTTCATATAAATTTTCTTACCTTCTTCTTCACACCACTCTTCTAATTTAGATATAGTGTCAATAGCAATATATTTATATGGCTTTCCTTCTTTTATAATTGTTCTGCCAACCTCAGCTAATTCTTTAAGGCTATTTACTTTAATTTTTAAAGCATCAATCATATCTGAACCGTTTTCTAAATCAATTATTAAACAGTCGTCTAATTGTGATAATACTGTAGTCTTCCCTATTTTAGGGGGACCATATATTATCATATTTTTAGGCGATTTACGGCTAGCCTTTACCTTTGTTTTTGGTAATTCCATTGTTTTATTCATTTTTAATCATTTTCGTACCAAACCGCATAGACTTTTACACCTCTGGGTTCACACATTAATATTCTTTTTTTTATTTTTGGTCCTTCTTGTTTGCCTTTTGGCCAATACTTTGGATTGCTGCTGTTCAGCTTTCTTTTTTTGCTCATAAGCTTCTATATTTTTTACAAGGTTATTATTATTTGTTTCAAGTACTTTACCTAATTGTGTAGTTATGTACATACCTATTACAATACCTACACCTATTATAATTATAAAATCCATATTATTTTTTTCTTTCGTTAATTGTAAATGTTGACATCTCTGCTTCATATGGTATCATACCAAGCAAACCGTCACGATTTTTTTCTACATGGCAAGCTAATAATTTAACAGGATCTTCACCACAATACATATCTGTTATTCCATACAAATCATGCGGTCTTTGTAGCATAATAACAACATGAGCATCTTGACCAATACTATCACCACCAAACAAATCTGTTAATAATGGTTGATACTGTGCTTTAGCACGATGTTCTTGCTCTATGTTACGATTTAGCTGAGATAATAATATATTTATAGTTCCCATTTTAGCTTGTAACCACATACATCCTTTAGATACTTCATTAAGTTTCTGTAATTCTTGATCTCTTTCACTTAATATTAATCTAGAGTGATCATACACATTAATAATAGTATGATCAGGATATTTATTTGTTACATTTATATTAGAATTTTTTATAAATTCCATATCTCTAGGTATATTATTAAAATAAATAGGATAATGCGCATATTTTAAAACTTCTTTCTTAAAAGCTTCATATGCATCTCTTTCTAATTTTTGCTCTACAGATAATAATTCACTTACTTGTTTACCAGATCCTTTTGAACCTGCCCTCATTATTTGCTGATAGCCAGGCATCTCAAAGCTCCAATATAATACAAGCAATTTTTTATTTTTATTATTATCTAATAAATCAAATATAAGCTGATTACTAAAAGCAGATTTACCTACACCTGGACGACCTGCTATAACATACATTTTACCTGGTTGTAAACCTCCAAGTAAATTTTTGTTAAGCCTAGCCCATTTAGTAGGATACACCTGTCTTCTACCTTGCATGCCATCTTGTACTTGATATAGAGAAGCGCTTATAGCTTTGTTAATACTCTTAAACCCTCCGTCTTTAAAGGGATCTTGTAATTCTTTTGGTAGTTGTTCTTCTGTCATTTTCATTTATATTTTCATACTTTTCCCAAGTATGGTTATTAATCCATGTTTCTAAATTTTGTAAGTACCCCAAGTTATCTTGTTGTACATTTAATTGTACTTTTAATAGTTTAATTACTCTATTATGTACATGTAATTTATTACCAACAACTTTTTTGTATCTGTTTTTGGCTTTTAAATTGGATTTAGCTTTAGGATCGACAGCGTGTAAAACTCTAACACCATTAGAACTACTAACTTTACTAGGATATATAGATAATAACTCTTCAAACATAGCATCAAAATTATTAGAAAACAAACTTCTAAATTTATTTGTTATTACTTTGTCCTTTATATATCCTTGAGATTCTAGTTTATTCCAATCAATGTTTAAGTTTAATTCTTCTAGGTATGTATAACCTTTTCTCAATTCTAAATAAAGTCCAATGTATTCGTCAGCAGATAAATTTGTTGTTTTTAATAATTCTAAGTCTATTTCTATTGTCATATCTATATATTTTAGGGTAGCCAATTTACGTTATTTAATGATTTTACAGCGTTTTTTAACCACTTTTCTTCCTGTGAGTTTTCAACATAAAGTATATATATTTTACCTACTTTATCTTCTTGAAATCTAATTAATCTACCTATACGTTGTATCATAGGAAGAGCCTTACTAGTAATACCACACATTATACCCATATTAGCATCAGGTATATCTAAACCTTGATTAAGAGCTTTAGTAGAACATAAAACATTTATTTTACCTGTTTTAAAATCTTTTATAGCTTGTTCTCTTTTTTTCTTAGTTATTTTAGAATGGTAAGAAGAAGATAAAGGACTAACAGATGCACACATTTGATCTGTAAAATCATTTGCACCACTAAATGCTAATATTTTACTATCTGTATTATTAAGAACTAGTTTTCTAAATTCTCCTATTTTATTACTAGCAAAATCTACAATCTTTTTACGTTCTCTTATAGCCCTGTAAAACATAACTGCACATTTCTTGTCTGCAGGGTGCGCATTTTTGTCCCCCATAATTCTTTTTGCTTCATCAAATGCATTAAACTGTCCAAGCTGGTATTTGTAGTAAACAAAAGAATTGTTTATCTTTTTGTAATCATCTTTCTCGGTAGCTGTTAATTGCACAGGTTTACAGTAAATATTATAAGGAGAAACTATACCTTTATCTACACATTGATCTAATGTAATTTTATACACTATAGGTGCTAAATCTTTTAATAACTCTTTATATTCATATTCTTCAGGAAGTGTAGCAGTCATACATAATAATCTATCCCATGCATTATTCTCAAAAAACTTACGATATTCAGGAGATAAGCCTAAATGTATTTCGTCACACAAAACTATATCATAATGAATATCTGTAAGTTTATAGGCACTTTGATAACAAAGAATATCAACGTTATCTAAGCAGCTTTCTAACCCCCATTTATGAAATTCTTCTGCAAATTGACTTTGAAGTTGAACTGTGGGAACTAAGATAAGCGCCTTACTAGAGCTATTATTACTAAGAACATGATCAATGGCCATAATACCACATCTGGATTTACCAAACCCAGTGCCGGCAATAATAGAACCAATATAATTATTCCTAGCCCATTGGTTAAGAGCCTTTCTTTGTTCTTCATCTCTAATTTTGTTTATTGACATAGTTATACTGCTTTCCATAATGTTACTGTTCTATTTGTTTGTTTATCAAAATAAGTACCATCAGCCATAACCATACCTTTGTTAACTAATTCTGTTACTCTACCTGTAACTCTATTTATATCCCAACCTAAAGCTTTAGCTATCATTCTATTTGTAGCCATACCTTTACTCTTTATCGCCCCATAAACGGTTTGCTGCTTCATTCCAATACTGGGCTGAATTTTCTTTAGTGAGTTTACTTGTGTTTTCCTTACTTTTCTCATAATCTTTTATTTTTATAAATTGTTCATGTATATCATTAGATTTATGATCGTAATCATATTTCCAATGACTTATTAATATTTTGTCTTGTTCAACTTTACCACTATATTTAAAATAGTTTTCAAATTGAATGTGGTTACTTTCCCACCTTTTTTTCCATTCTTGTTCTTGTTTACACTCTGCTATAAAAGCTTTTACTAATTCTTTATCACTTGCTCCCATATTTTTTTATTTTGTCTTCTATTATATGCGTTAGCATCTTTTTTTCTATTTGTTGTAATCTTCTTTTTTCTGCTAGTAACTCACCTAGCCTAATAAAGTCAGGATCGTTTAATAAATCATTTATTTGATTCTTTACTTTTTTAATACTTTTCTTTGCCATAATTATTTATTTTGTTTAGATTCTGTTAAATTGTCTATTTCTTTTTCTAGACTTTCTATTTCTGCTTTATTCATATAAAACATAATTGCTGCTCCAACAAATAAGCCTATAAATAGTATAAATGCTATTTGGCCTACTTGTAATACTTGACATTCTTCCATATTATTTTAATTTATATTTTTTAATTATTTCATTTCTTTTTTTTATTAAATCAGATTTTTTTGCTCTAGGTTTTTTAAACATAGGGTTATCTGCATACATTCCATCAGAATTACCCATTTTAGATATAGTATAATTTAACATTTTAACTATATTACTAGCTCTATCTTTTTTACCCATAATTACACTTGTTTTAATATTATTATTTTTCCCAACAATTGCTGACTGTTACTTCAGCTTTTAATAAACCATTAGTTACTATTTCATTAGCAGCTACCTCCATTATAATTTTCATGTTATGTGTCCATGCAGGTAAATACTCATTTTGACATATAGTATCTATCTGATCATGTACAGTCATAACTAACTTAACAGGAGCATTTTCTGTTTTAATATGATCACGCATTAATACTAAAGCACGTTTAGTCATATCTGCACTAGCTCCTTGTATAGGTGTATTTTTAGATGCACGCTCAATACTACCAAGCTCCATCATAGATGATTTATTATCCCATATTCTAGGATACCAATTAGTAAACCATCTCTTTCTATTATAAGGAGGAAATGTTTTAATATAACCATACTTTTTACCAAAATTACCTAGCTTGTCTAAGAATCCTTTAATCGACGGGAACGCTTCAAAGTATTTTTCGATGAGCTTTTTAGCTCTTTCCAAGTCAATATTAAGAGTATCAGAAAGCTTATTGGGACCCATGCCATAAGCAAGACCGAAATTAATTGTTTTAACATTTGTTCTTAATTTTTTATGTGATGGACAATTGCATTTTTGTTTATTCTTAAAATAAGCACAATCATCTTCACCACTAGTTAACCATTTATCTCCATACACCAATTCTGCACAAGTAGAGTGTAAATCCTGTCCTTCTTCTAAGGCTTTCAACCATACAGGATCCTTAGATCCAAAGGCAATTACATTTAGTTCCTGAGAACTATAATCAGAACTTACAAAACTCCAACCATCAGGCGCAACAAAGCAATTCCTAAAAGTATTATCAGCAGGTATCTGCTGCATATTAGGCTTGCTACTACTTACTCTACCTGTATCTAGAATTTGGTGAAAACTGGTATGTATTCTTTTATCTCCAGATAAATTTTTAAAGAAAGCGTCACCATAAGATGTACATAACTTCATAGCTTCTTTATATTTTACATATTTATCTATTAATGGATACTTAAATCTATGTTTGTACATTTGTTTACCATTTACATTGTCAAGTTTAGGTACGATACATTGAAATACTTCTAACACCTGTTTAGGTGATGTCCATTTTACATTTATATCTCTTAACTCTTCAACAGGTGTAAACATATCAGCTTGTATATATTTAGCTACAAATTTTTGTAATCTATGATCATTTTTAACCATATCATCTAATTGAGTCTCTAAATTATCAGCTTTACTTGTATTTAAACTTTTAAGCTTTTTCCATGCTTCTGTATCTAAATCTAATCCATTATATTCTATGTCTGCAAAAGCTTTTACTACTTCATTTTCTAAATCAACAACATTTTGTAATTTATATTTATCTATACTTGGTTGTTGTAATTCTTTTATTTTACATAAGTATTCTACATCTTTTGCACCATATATTATTTGATCATCCGTAAATGGTTGACCAGTTAAACCTATAAAAAGGTTTCTAACTTCTTTATTTAATTCTACATTTAAATATCTCTTACATAAATCTTTTAATCCATATCCAAGAGATTTACCGCAACTAATGACTAGTTCAACAAGAAATGTGTCATAAATACCTTCACAGGCAATATTACCCCATTTCTTGATGAATTTATAGTCAAATTTTGCATTATGAAATATTTTTATAATATTCTCACTCTCTAATATACTTCTAAGAGGTTCAATACTAACAAATCTTGTGTCTATAATATATTGATTGTCAGCATCACCAATTTGAAACATAATCATTTTTTTACATGTAAAATCAAATCCTTCTGTTTCTGTATCTACGCCTAATATTTTCTTAGTTTTACAATAGTTTACTACATCATCTATTGTAGCACATTCGAAATTAGGACTTAAACTTTGTGTGTTGCTAACAAAATATATCATTTTCCTAATTTTATTTCATTTTGTAAACTATAGTGCATTTCAACTTCATGCTCTATATGTTCATTATATTTTTCTTGTAATTTATTGTCGTCTACATATTTAACTACGCTTTTAGCAAATGATTTAACATAAGTCTGACCATTAAATTTAAAGCTAGTTGAATCTGTTAATACACATTTAATGTATAGTTTTCTAAAATGATCATAAGAACCATCCATTACCATACTGTATATCCATTTCATATTTCCCATTGTTTTGTGTTTAATTAATACTTGTTTTGTTATTAGTTTAGCAAAAAAAGAGAGATGTTGTCGTAAAACATCCCTCTTTCTTGCATCTCTAAAAACTGATTTTAAAGTCTTATCTGACTATGATTTTTGATTAAAGTTATGATTATCAAGCATTTATGACAATTATAAAAAAATCTTTTATAACT